ATAGTACCGAGCATTAAAGGTTGTTGTTGGTCGGGATCCGTGAAGATTACCATGACGATAGATCCTACGACTACACCTGGATTGTTGCCGACTCCTGATATGGATGCTGATGTGACTGGGTTTACTGGAATACACCATGGTAGATCCGTGGTGGGTAGTTTGGCAGTGTCAGAGTTATGTACTCCGTGAACACGCACCTTACAACGACCGATTTTCAACGGATCGTTTCTATTCTCTACTATGCCTGTGTATATATCCATGTTATTGGTCTCTCAGTTTCTGTAAATCAATTATCATACTGTCTTTAAATATCTCCATGCTACAAGTATGCTTTTCAGAGGTAATGTTATGACCGATACTGCTTATGAGATAGTTCCCACTGAACATAGGGTCTAGCATGTCAGTATCTTTGTCGGTGGCTTCTCTACGAAAGGTTGTTAGATTGATTACTCTGCCTGCAGTGTAGTCAAACCTTCCTGGCACCTCTATATTGAGTACAAAGGCACGAGCCTGAGCCATTTGAGCACTTCTTTGTTGTATGGTACTCTCTACCGATGTATCACCGAATCCTTTATGCATATTCTCATGAGTATGTAGAAAGAATGATGACGCATCCTTGTTAGCAATCACATCAGGAGTTGCTAATGAGTATTTATTCAGATGTGGCAGAACATTAAACATTCTCTGGGCATCATATACCTCTGTGGTGTAGGTTTTAGTCGTCAGGTCATAGTTTGACAGCTTATTGACGAACATGCCTTGGTTCAGTCGCTCAAAGAAGTTAAATCCTTCTAGCATAAACATCTTAGATACCTTCTTATAAGACTTATCGGTATCAGAGCCATCAGGTGACTCGTTATCGTCTATAAATTCTTGTATTGGGTCTTGTTCGTACAGTTCTGATAGTCCGAGGAAGTTATATCCGTCACGATTCTCGAAAAACAGGTAGTCAGCCACACCTTTCTCGTTCATGGCTCTCTCCGTGACATAATCGATAGCTCTTATCGGTGACCACTTGTTACAGATAAAGCGAGTACCATTCATACTCGGTGTCATTCTTAGATTTTTAGTTGTTTTGAGTCCGTTAGCATCTTCTTTGACGATATCCTGTATAATGTTAGAGCAGAAACCCTTTTTGGCAGCTTCCAGGGAGTTGTTTTTGTCCTTTACTGCGTCTGTATTGATGAAGTGTAGTACATATGCCAGTTTGGTATCCCCAATGGCTATTCTTTCGGTCATTTTATTGATATAGAAAGCTCCCTTGAGCTTCCCACCAGGCATCTCAGGTGTTTCGATGTCCACCTGTAGTATCTCCTGACCAATCAATGGCATACGATTGATTAGATCCTGTGTGTCGTTGATTACGACCTTGCCTGTGATGAATGGGGAAAAGATATCTTCAAAAAACTCAATAACTGAGATTTGATTCCGAATATCTAGTTTAGTGCTACCAGCAATCAGTTCAATACTATTGATTGTGACATCACCAGCGAATGTGACTCCGTCTTGTGCCATAATTTATATTTCCATTTTCTTAAACTCACGAACAATCATGTTAGCGACTGCTGGAGTGACAATTTTGATTCTCCTTTTGGCTTCATTCTTCTCAATCTCATATCCTCTATGAGTTTGAGCTTCTGCACCAGCGACCGAGCTGTCTACGACAAGACCATCCTTCTTATACCATTTTACTGCATCGGGACTAGCATAATTGGCTGTTATCATTGCTTCAAGTGCGTCATGCTCTAATGGAAAGTCATTGACATAGTCATATCGGTCGTTGATGAGCATGATAATCCAATGCATATTTGGATTACCATAAAGTCGTTCTGCCAAGTTCTCTATCGTCTCATATTGCTTGAGATTATAGAACTCATAGGCAGTAATGTTCTGTAGTATCTTCTTACGCAGTCTTACATTAGTAGTAATGTCGGTAAGGACTTTTAATTCTTCTTTATTACCTACACGAGTTAGATAGTAGATCTTTTCAAACTTTTTAAAGTATAAGTCAGCCATTATTCTATCTTCCTTCCGTAGTATTCGTCTTCAGCTTGAGTTTCACTTGGCTCTGGCTTATCTTCTTTGCCAGGAGTCATCGGTGGTTTCTCACCGAAGCTATCAAGATGACCTTTAGTAAGAATAGAGAGTTCTTGAAAGGATAATGTCATATTGATTTGTGTTGGTGCACCATTATCAAAAGAAGTAAACTGACCTTGTGGTGTATAGTTTACATTGACTTCTTTTAGTACAGCTGATGTGTGTTTATGTACGAATGGGTTTTCAGTGCCACCCATGTAGTAGTATATCTCAAACTCTCCTGGATATATGTATAGGAATCCATCATCATCCTTAAACTCAGGATGCATATGGTATCTAAATGTATTGATAATGTTTCTTATATTCTCAGACTCAGTAGCAGAGCGAGGGAAGAACTGGTAATCATACTGGAATGTACGGAAGTCCATGTTCTTAAATATCTGTTCTTTTTTAGGGTTAGGTGCTACACCTGCCATGGCTTGTACTGCTTCACTGCCTGGAACATTTTGTAATGCAGCAGATGCTACTACACCAGCACTTCCATCAGCTAATGTTTTTACTAATCCTTCAATAGTGCCTTTTGCTGTGCCACCTTCTGATATACCTTTAACCACATCAGTGACACCCTCTGATAATACATCAACACCCTGCATAAATGCTTGAGCCATAAATGTTTCTGCTTCTTCATACTGAGCACCAGAACGAATAGCAAAGTTGTTCGGCATATGTAATGCGATAGCATGCTTCATGCGTTTTAGTGGTTTACTGAATGATTTACCAAGTGCTTTTGGGTTAAGTCCGTCAAGTGTTGATTGAGATCCAGCAGTTGCAGCTGATGTGGCACCAAGAACAGCAGCACCTTTGGTAATACCACTACCACCACCTGATATCAACCCACCGATAAGACCACCAGCTCCTGCTCCTGTTAAAAAGGAACTACCAAGCACTGCTATATTGCTAAAGCCAGCACCATTGATGGCTCTACCAACAGCTGGGTCTACATCTTCTAATACATAATCGTTTTTCTGATTGATTTTAGATTCTACTCTTTCATTGATGAAGAACATCACATAGTTCCCACCATAGTCTGGGACATTGAGTAGATCTTCTGGGTATGATAAGTGACCAACCGAATAACTCGGTGTGGTATTACTCTTTTTTGCTTCTCTGTTTAAATCTTCGTCTGATACTGTTGCAGCAGCAGTTGCACTTGTACCAGCTCCAGTTCCTGGATAGTCTGCCATACTTAGTCCCTAAATAGTATTCTATAGGATATATTTAGTAATGTTTCACAAAAGAAAATACACCCCATCTAATCCCCAAAAATACGATGGTAATCCCAACAACATTATTATGCGTTCTAGTTGGGAAACACGATTCGCAGCTTGGTGCGATAGATCTGACCATGTTATCAAATGGAAGAGTGAAGAAACTGTTGTTCCTTATCGCTCACCCATCGATGATAAAATTCATCGGTATTTTATTGACTTTACAATACAAATACGAGATAAACACAATCAACTCAATACCTATTTAGTTGAAATAAAACCAAAAGTACAATGTTCTCCTCCTAAATTTCCTGGGAGACGAACAAAAAGATATCTAGCTGAGTCAAAAGCATTTATTATAAACAGTGCTAAGTGGAAGGCAGCAGAGCAGTATGCGTTAGATCGTGGGCAAAAGTTTATCATTATCAACGAGGATGATTTAGGTCTTACATGGAAAACTGGAATAGAAAAGACTAAATAGTAAATTAAAAGGAAAAAATTATGCCCAAACTTGGAGACCCAACAGATTTCTCATATAGAATTAACAAAGTCACAAAGGTAGTTGATGGAGACACCATTGATGTGATTATTGATATGGGTTTTGATATTATGTACAAATCAAGAGTTAGATTATTTGGTATTGATACACCAGAGTCACGAACTAGGAACAAAGATGAAAAAGTCAGAGGATTACTCGCAAAAAAATACTTACAAGAAGCACTCAAAGCAGGAAAGACACTGTCAATCAAAACTTACAAGGACAATGAGACAGGTAAGTTCGGAAGGATACTCGGTGATGTATTCATTGATGGCAAGTCAGTAAATGCTCAGATGGTAAAAGACTTTATGGCTGTACCATACTATGGTCAATCAAAACAAGCAATCGAGAAACTACACGAAGCAAACAAGTCAATGTTAATTAAGCAAGGTAAGATAAGTGGCTAAGACACCTACACAAACTTTCTTTGATAAGGCAGCAACAGATCCTGACATCGCTAAGAAGTCAAGAGGTTGGTTTAACAAAGAAGTTGTAAGGTTGCGTCAACTGCGACCACAGCCAAAACAACTAATGAAGCAGGCAGGTCGTTCTACACGACTACTTCCTGGCAGGTTGTATATGTTTCAATACGATCCGAAAGGAGCCGATACCCTGCCATATTACGACATGTTTCCTTTAGTATTTCCTTTTGAAATACAATCAGATTTCTTCTTAGGTTTGAATATGCACTATCTACCATACCTATTACGCATTCGTTTGTTAGATAGATTGATGACATACGCATCAAACAAAAAGATGGATGACACTACACGATTAAAGTTTCAGTGGAGTGTTATAAAAGGATCGTCACGATTAGCACTCGGCAGACCTGCTGTAAAAAAATACTTAAAGACACAAGTAAAATCACAATTCCTACAAGTAAATCCTGCCAACTGGAATACAGCTTTGATGCTACCAGTTGAAAGATTTAGAGGTGCAACTAGGGATCGTGTTTGGAGAGAAAGTTTAGAAATATCACAGAGTTAATTATATGATGAACATCCCACTATATGCTAGTTGGACACCAGAAGAAAGACATCAAGCAAAAATACAAGGTATCTTTCGTCGTGGACAATACTATGGCTTAGATAAAATCTTTGATGAGATCCTTCCTCTTTGCCCACAACTATTAGAAGAAGTACTCGAGCCATATGCTGGCAATACCATACAAGAACAATTAAACAACATGTATGTACAGGATACTTTACCTGTATTTGAAACTGCTAGAATAAAACCACACCCTGATGCCAACAAAGGTAAGAAACAACTTGGTGTTGGTAATATGGATAACTGGCACGCATTTAATATAGTTTGGAAGCCAGGGAAGTATGGTAAGTCAGAAGTATCTGAAGAAAGAATGAATAAGAATCGTGCTCGCTTACCTATATTAGAATCTATCATACAAAAATATAATGAGCATATCAATGTAATTACATACTCTATGATAAAACCCAACTCAGTTGTACTAAGACATACTGGTCATGAGAATCCTGATGGTAAGTGGCTAAGACTACACTTCCCTCTACATGTACCAGAGGGTGATATATTTTTAGAAGTAAATGATGAAGAGATACAGTTTAGCGAAGCACCTTTCGCATTTAATAATCAGATAGTACACTCAGCACATAATAGAACTGATAAACACAGGCTGGTTATGATTATAGATTTTTATAGACCATTCCTTGGCATACCTACATCATATCATGTGACTAAACTACAGGAACTTGTAGGGTGTACAGATAAATACTTAATTGATTATGCCAGAGATGGCGAAGTTCTAACCCCAAGCTGGAAGTCAGGAGCGATAGAGAATGATTAATTTACCATGGTGGGCAAGTATCCCAAAAGCAGAACTGCGAGCAATACAAGAACAAAAGATATTTAAGAAGGGAGAGTATCCCAAGTTAGATGCTATCATTGAAGAGTTAGAAGCTCAAAAGCATAACCTGATAAACGATCTCGTTGGTCATTTAAACTGGGATTGGACTATGGATAAAAAACTACAGTGGGTGTTAGATAATAAAGCTGTGCCTGTTATGAGTAGAGATAGTATGGGGCACCACTCTGGTAATCCTGATAAAAAACCTGCTAGACTTGATGCTTGGCAGAATGTATATCTTAAATACCAACCACCTGCTACCAACTATGCTGATAAAGAAGGAGAAAGGGCAAGACCACAGTATCCTACAGCAAATGCTATCCTAAAGAAGTATGAAGAGGTCGTTCCTATCGCTAATTACTCTATATTAGTCAAAGATAGTATTATTCATAGGCATACAGGTCCTGAGAATCGTCGTGGAGAGCATTTAAGAATACATATACCACTACATATACCCAAGGGAGATATATTCCTAGAGGTCAATGGTACAGAGGTTGACTGGTCAGAGTCCTTCGGTTTTAACAATCAATATACACATTCAGCACATAATTATTCGTTCGAACATCGTCTTATACTCCTAATTGACTTCGATAGAAGGTTTTTAGGCATTCCACCAGGACTTTCTTTTGATAAAATGCAAGAAATTACAGGCGATCCTAACACAGAATACAAAAGATAGAACTAAATAGTTGTATGGCTAATAATTTCAACGAAGCTCCAAAGACGACTCTCAACGATTTTACATCACAAATCAAAAAAGAGGGTTTAGCAATTGTAAACAGATATGCTGTTGTTCTTCCTAATTTTGGAGGATCTGATATGTCACGATTACTCTTGATGTATTGTTCAGCAGCACAACTCCCAGGACTTAACAACTCTACTACTCCAGCAAGAACTTTTGGTGAGTATAGAGAGATGCCATATGAAAGATTGTTTGAAGCAGTCCAGTTGGAGTTCTATGTAGATAGACCAATGAAAGTTAAGTCATATTGGGATAACTGGATAGGAGAAGTTATCGATCCAGTCACTAGAAAATTTAATTACTACAATAATTACTCAAAGGATGTCACCATATTTGTATTGGACAAGCAAGATAAAAGCATTTATGGTTGTACTTTATACGAAGCATATCCTAAAACAATAAACCCTATCGCACTTACAGCTGAAGGCAAAGAAGTTATGAAGATAGGAGTCACTCTACAGTTTAGATACTGGAGAGGTGCTCAGTATTCGAAGCAACAACTACCAGCAGGTGTAGGGGATCCACCAACAGGCATACCACCTGAGCCAAGAGTAATCGATAGAATAGAAGAAGATATCCCTGAGAATGTTGTTAGGGATGGTAAAGGTAATCCTGTGACATATTCTGGTGGTCATGTCACATATGGGGGAAACAATTCCAAAGGTCGTAAGAGATTTGGTAGGAGAATATAATGTCTAAAATTGATAAAGGACTTGGCAAGGTCTTTGATTTGCCAGCAGGATTCGATGGTACTCAACCAACTGAGCCATCATCAATAACACCATGCCCAGTAGACACTGGCATAGATAAAGCAAACGAATTACCATCTGCTGTAGATGATGCAGCAAATGTAATGTCGGATTATCCTATGGTTGCATCAGCAGGATACGATCCGAAAGATATAAAGATAGAAAGTGATTATGATACCACTCGTGCTAATCTTCTCAATATATTAGCGAAAGGTCAAGACGCACTTAATCATTCTTTAGAGATTGCTAAACAATCAGAGCACCCTCGTGCATTTGAAGTGGTTGGTAATCTAATGAAACAACAGGCTGATATTAACCAACAACTGTTGGATCTACATCAGCAAAAACAGAAACTAGAAGGCAAGAAAGAAGGCAAGGCACCAGGAGTGCAAAACAATTCTATCTATGTTGGTTCAACTAAAGAGTTGAACAAGTTTCTACATGATATGAAAAACGATAGCAATATTATTGAAGGAGATAAATAATGGCTTTACCAAAAAATACATCGGCAACTTATCCGTTGCAGATTCCTTCCACTGGTCAGGAAGTAAATTTTAGACCATTCGTTGTAAAAGACGAGAAAGCATTGATGCTTGCTATGCAGTCAGAAGATGAAATGACAATGGTAAATACTTTGCGTTCATTGATTACTAACTGTGTAAGTGAAGAGATTAATGTAGAACGATTAGCAACTTTCGATTTAGAATATGCCTTTGCTCAAATGAGAGGAAAGAGTGTAGGAGAATTAGTTGAAGTAATCGGTAAGTGTGATAATGAAGAAGCAGGTTGTGTAGATAATCCAAAAGCAACTGTAAAACTTTCTGTAGATATTACACAGATTCCAGTGACATTCCCTGAAGGACACAATAAAAGAATAGACCTATGGGGAGATGTTGGTGTAGTTATGAAATATCCTACACTAGAAACTATTATCAAGTATCAAGGATTGACTCAAGATAGCGATCCTAACAAGGTATTTGAAATTATAATGGATTCAATGGAAGTTATTTACGAGGGAGACCAACTTCATTATATACATGAACAGACTCCGCAAGAAGTGGATGAGTTTATAAATAATTTATCATCTGAGCAGTTCAACAGAATAAAAGATTTCTTTGAGACTATGCCTAAGATGACAAAAGAGATTCAATGGACTTGCCCTAATTGTGGCAGAGAACATAAACGAACTTTGGAGGGATTACAAAGTTTTTTTGGCTAATGCTCAGCCATGATTCTTTGATGAACCATTATAAGACGAACTTCGCTTTAATGCAACATCATAAATATTCGTTGACTGAGCTGGAAAATATGTATCCTTTTGAGCGAGAGATATATACTTCTATGCTAGTTAAACACTTGGAAGAAGAGAAAGCGAAAAGGGAACAAGAAAATCTAAAAATGAGAAACAGATAGATGGCACTACCAAATCAAACACCAAGCGATAAAGACGCATTACCTGATAGAAGGAAAGCTACTCCACGCAACGAGGAGTTGGCACAACTCATAGGTGAAAAGATTTCAGAAGTTCTTCCGACTAAAGAAGAAACCATGGAACAGAACAAGACCTTTATGGCAATGGCTGGTTATCTAGAAATCTTAGCAGGTAAAGCAGAGTCTGATGATGGTCCAGGTGGAGATGAAGAGAGTGCGTTTAGTAAACTCGGCAAGTTAGGTAAAGTCATTGCTGTAGTTTTAGGAACTCTTATAGGTTTATTCGCAGCACAACTAAAAACAATTATGGCTTTCGCCAAGTTGTTTACCCCAGCAAGATTACAAGTACAGATACGAGGAGTATTTAGAGGACTGACTGGAACCATAAAAGGTTTCGGCACAGCAATCAAAGCAGGTTTCGGTACACTACTCAAGCCACTTACTGGTTTATTCAAAGGTGGTGCAGCATTAGGTAAGACTCCCATCGTTATGGGTAGTTTCTTAAATGGATTAAAAGGGTTGGCAAAACCTTTCGGTGATTTATTTAAGATGCTAAAAGGAGCAATGAGTTCTGTAAAAGGATCTGTAAGTATCTTTGGTAGAATAAGTGGTTTCTTCAGAGGTATCGGCTCATCACTATCAACCTTTGGTAAAGCAGTTGGTGCTGTTGCTAAGATTGCTTCTAAAGTATTCTTCCCACTATTAATTATTCTTACTCTGTTTGATACAATCAAAGGAGCATTCGATGGTTTCGCTGAAGGTGGTATTATTGGAGGTATCGCTGGAGCAATTAAAGGTTTATTCAACTCATTAATCTTCGGTCCTCTTGATATGATTAAGGGAGCAATCTCTTGGGTACTTGGTATGTTTGGTATGGACAAAGCATCTGCAATGTTAGATAGCTTTTCCTTCGCAGACTTATTCAGTTCGTTGATAGATGGTATAGCAGGTTTCGTTCAACATATTGCCAACTTTATTGGTAATATAATTATGGCACCAATACGACCTATTATGGAATTATTCAGTTCTCTTATGGGTATATTTACCAATGCTGATGGCGAGGGATTATTTAAAAATATATCTGACTTCTTCTTTGACTTAATTTTAATCATACCGAAGTTCTTCTTGAACATACTTGATGCGATAGCAGGATTGTTTGGCTTTGATGGATTGAGAGAAAAGATATATGGTTTCTTTGATACTATTATGGATAATCTTGGTATCCCTGCGTTCTCATTTACCATACCATTTATTAAAAAGAAAGTAGAGTTCGGTGGCTTCTTCCCATTCAGAGATGAAGATCCTGAGATAGGAGCAAGTGCTGGGGACTCAGGTGGTACAGTAGAAGCAACTGAAGAAGCTATCCCACCATTGAAAGAAGAAGATGTCTTAGATCCTTCAAGAAAGAAAGATCTAGATAAGATAAGTAGTGATATTGATTCTAATATCGAACAGGATATTCAAAGACAGTTAGATAAAGAAGAACAGATAACTAAGTCTGGTCTTGATGCTATGAGACAAGCTGGTGGTAATACTACTGTCGTCAACAACACCAATGTAAACAATACAGCAAATACGCAAACATCTTCAATGGCTTTCCCTAAGTCAGCAAAAAACAATGATAATGCGTATGGTGCAACTTCTAGATACAAACTATAAAAAAAATAACAGGGCAAGGTATTGAAAATACTGCAGTTTTTTCAATTATGGTTTTAACACCAGTCACCCTGCCCTGCTATCCGCAGTTGACTCCCTACTATTATTCGGAGTCTGCTATTTTTTGAAAGTAAGACATTACATCTTCTTCCTCGTTGGCACTAGGTGCCACTGGCTCAGCCTTTGCGACTGGCTCTGGTGCAGGAGCACTCTTAGGTGTAGGTGCTGCTGCTACAGTTTCAAGGACAGCATTTTCAGCTGTACCTAGTCCTGCATTTTCATCCTCAAGAACTTCCATCAGTCTTTTAGAAAGTGCTTCATAAGACTTGAACTGGTCTGGTGCGATAAACTCAGATAGCTTATGCTGTTTTTCAACAATGCTAACCAACTCTTCATCAGACCCTGGAACTGCTTTCACATCAGTAAATTGACTTTCATCATAATTAGGGAAGCCAGCAACTTTCTTCATACGAAGTCGGAAGTCGGCACCTTGCCACAAGTCAAATACATTTACTGGTTTCTCATCCTCGAATGTCGGTCTAGCTTTCTCCATGATTTTATCAAAGATCTTCTTACCGAACTTGTACAGTCTGACCTGTCCTTCGTTCTCGGGATGTTTGGGATCGCTCACAATCAAAACATTAACTATGTAAGATAGTCTGCGTTTTTGCTTACGAGCAATATCTTTATTGGCTTCAGAACCACTGTTCCATAATTTAGAATTTAGTTCGCCAACTGGATCTTTCTCACCCAGTGTAGTCAAACTATTTTCAATATACCATTTACCAGTTGGTCCTTGAAACCCATGTGAAAAAACACGAACCCAAGGCAACTCATCACCTTCTACACGAGGTAGAAAACGAATCACTGCTGTTGCGTTTCCTGCTTTATCTGGGTCAAGTTTCCAGAATCTTTCATCTGGACCTTGCTTTTGAGAACTCTGGGGATTAGCGATCTTATCGAACTCTCCAGAGATTTTAGAGAAGTCTGCCATAGATGACGACTTCAGTGCTGTTAAATCAACCATATGTTTCTCCTTAAATATGCGTTATATGCGTTGTATAGTTATAATATACTTGATAAAAACTTAAAAGTAAATCAAGCACTAGTATTTAGTTCAATTAATTCATCATTGAAAGACTTATATGTCTCAGCAAATCTGTTTTTATCAAACTTAACGAATCCTTTCGTCTTCGTTATCCTGAGAACATCTTCTTCAAAAGCAACTCCTGCTTTCTCGTGCCAGTTCTCAAAGAATCCTTTAAATGTATCTAGGATACAAACTGTTTGTACATGGACATGTTCGCCAAGTACCATTTTCATTAACTCTGGTATCACACCATTAAAATTATATAATTCTTTTTCTGTCAACTTTTCTTTCTCTAAATGTAGAACAATGGTAGCGAGGTCTGACTTGAAAGTGTTGTGCATACTTTCTCGAACTCGACACCAATTGGTATAATAGGTATCAGATGTAATTCGTGAATAGAGTGTTGCATCGTGCCCATAACTGAAATTACTAACAAAGTAATCAACAATATCCCTGTCAGAATTATACGCATCACCTAACTTCTCAAATAACTTAACATCATTCCTGGTGTAGAACTTCTCACGAGAACCTCTGATATTACCTTTGTTTGTAAATACATCATACTTCTTGTTATGGAAGTGAAGTTTAAGAGCCATGTATAATTTATAAACACGATATCCATCCATTAAACATCCAACTTGGCACTCTTTGGTAGATAGTTTAGATCGCTAAAGTTTGCTTCTAACTTATCTTTCAGTGCTCCTCTGATTAATCCTTTTAGTTCCTTAGGATCTAACCCAGCTTTGTCACAATATTCTAGTATTGCATCCATGTGGGTTATGCCCTGTTTTTCTTTGACAACCTTCTCAATGTACTGAGCAAATGATTTGCTATTTTCAAATAGAGTAGGAAAATCCGTCGTTGCTGATTCGCTCATAAGTTCTTTCTGTGTTGTTATATTTATCAAGATAATGATTGATTGTGGTAAGACGATCTTCCAGTTTACCATACTCTTTCATCTTTAGATTGTACAGAGACCATGCTTTGGTATCTGGATTATCTGGGTTAAGGTGGTCACCTTGTACATGTAGGTACTTGTTGAACCAGCGATCTAGTCGCTCTTTCTCGGTGGTTACATCATTTTTAATCTCATTCAACCCTGCGACATCTCTACGAATGGCACAATGGCTAATGCGATTTTGTAATTGCATATGGTTCATATTCACTCCTATAATTTAATTGCTAATACAACTAGAATGGCAACCAGCAAAACATTTACTAGAAACAACTCTATACCTAAAATCGTATGATACCAGATCCATCTTGTCTTGTAAGCATTATCTATACTCAAGTCAGCTGGGTCTGGCTCGTTATGTAATCCTTTATCTGGTGCTCCCCATAATGTGGTAAAAAATTTCTTAATCATGTAGTTCCTCTGGGATCTCATCCCTCCATTTTAAAATTTCTTTCTGACCATCTTTCCAGTACCATTTTAAGAATCCTTTATTCATTAAAGTATCTATGGTATCGGCGACGATCTTTACATTGTCTCTCTTACCCATGCTGTATCCAATATACAATAAGATACCAGAGTACAAGAGTGCTTGTAGTATTTGTCCTTCGCTCATCCTCGTCTCATCTTGGCAACTTCTACTGCCTGCTCCTTGTTAATAATAGGTACAGCATTAGACTTATGCATCTGAGCAATACCTTTTACCAGTGTACCTGTGTACTGCATTGGCTCTTTCTTAGCTGTATTACCTTTCATAGAACTCATGCTAGGATACTTCTCATCAAACTCTTTTCGCTTCGCTTCACGATCTAGCTGTGCCTGCGATATCTGAAGAGCAGGTTTTGGCTCTTTCTTGCGAGCACGAATCTGGTCAGGGTGGCAACCATTTTCACGCAACCAAGCATCGTGCTTGGCTTTGCGTTCTCGCCATCCTGGTTTTTTCTTAGCTTTAGATTTACCACTCATTTTAGTGGTGGTGTAGTATGCTGGTAATAATGCCATAATATATAATTCTATATGAAAATAAGTTAAAAGTCAAGGATTTTTTGCCTAGATGTATTTAAAATTTTAGCATCTGTTTCAGACATGTGTGCCTGTTCAAATGCCAATACATCTAATTTTAATTTGGCTATCCTGTGTTGGATAGTCGACCTGATATGTGATGGTGTATCATCACTCAATAGAGACTTCAAAAAGTCTATTTGCTCTAGCACATCAATCATGCTGCGACCTCCTTATTTTTATATTCATGTTTAAATACGACTTCATCTGTATTCAGATTGTCGTGGTATTCATAGCCACCTTTGTAGCCATCAAACTTTCGGATCTTAATCCAATGACCGAAGTCATTTTTAAAGAGTCGTGGGTCGTGGTAGAAACTACCATCAGACCAATCTTTCTGGTCTCGCTCATACTGCGAGACCCAGTCATCAGACTCTACTGTCCATTCAAGTACGAACTCCCTAGACATGTCGTTGTCGTACTCAACCAGAGGGATGATTTCATTAGCTACTGATTGAACAGTAGTCACATCCACATTATCAACAATAAAAGTATTACCACCCTTGAACTTCCAGTGACCTTCTTCAGTCACTCCGTCCACATCGTAGTTCTCCATGTATTGTGTTTCAATAACTAATTTTGCCATCTTATAAACCTCCGATACTTGACATTAGATATAAAAAGAAGCTGACCACCAGCAAAGTGATGACAACATATTTCATCATATGATGCCCATCTCCGATGCTACTTCAGCTTCAGTATCAAAAAGAGCACCATGCTCTTCACCTTTTTCTTTAGTAAATGCTTCACGAGCATCATCTAAAGAAGGATACTTATTATCCGCATAATCTGCGATAAAGTCCTGAGCACGCTCAGTCAACTCTAAATATAAATTACCCATTTTACTCATATTTTACTCCTATTTTGATTTTATAAGTATATTCTAAACTATTTTGATCCAAAAGTAAAGGACTTTTTTTCATTAGGCAGCACTTTTTTTGTACTGCCTTGCTCTCGCCTGCATTTCATCAGCATCGAAAACAGCGAAATAAGAAGGTCTTTTGACCTCTTTACCATCCTCGTCCTCAACAACACGCATTCTCATAAGAGACGCAACCTTCTGCATTCCTTTGAATGCAGCACCTGGAACACCATAGTGCTTAATACCTTGCTTAAAGGTACAAACTCTTTCCACATCGCCACATGCTTCAGCATTGACACCTTGGTACTCATATCCGTTAGTTATATTAATTGTCATGATTTATTTACCTCTCAATTTATCAATTTATATAAGTATTCTACCTGATTTTGTGGCAAAAGTAAAGGTTTTTTTTACTTTTTTTAAACTTTTTTGTTATTAAAAATCAATGACTTATAACTAAAAAAAAGGGGAGCCATTGCTGACTCCCCTGTAGATTAGAATTTTTGGTTAATTATTTCTTTTTTGATTTGCTTTTTTTGGCTGGTTTGGCTGGAGCATCTGGGAAGATCTCCTCTTCGCCGATTACATTACCTTCAGAATCCTCTATGATTTTAAAGTAATGTTTCTTGTCTTCTTCATCCTTTTCTTCGAATGCTTTCTTAAACTCATCCGATTCGTTTGGCAATGCAGCAACCACAGTTTCTGAATTACCACCATTGAGTTCTGGTGCTTTGTAGAATCTTTCTTTTACTTCTTCAAGTTCAGTAATCTCTACATCAAATACTTCCCAGTCTTCTCCAACTCTTGGGTTGGCTGGATCGTTTAGAAACATTTCACACTGTGTCTTTGCAAAATCTAAAGTTGGTGCAATGACATTAAACTCTTGACCATTCCTAAAGATAAAGTTGTACTCTTCTTGGTTCTCATCGTTCTCCCATGATGGTTGGGTTAGACCTTTCGCTTCTGCTTCTTGGATCTCTGCGAAGGTTTCAATAATTCTTGCTCTCCCTGCGTCATTATTGATTTGTCTTTCCATATCTCTGGTAAGACGAATCTCTGCAGCAGTTTGGCTTTTTAAGTGTTGGTTTTGCGACATGATATCTCCTAATCTACATTGTTATACTTCTATTTAGTATTATTGGAAAAAGTACTCTACCGATTTTTCAGGTTGCGACACAACTATTTAGTGATTTCTATAATTCAGAATCTATAATCTTAATAAGCAACTCTGCATAGTTAGGATTAGTAGAGAAAGAATCTAAATGATAGGCAAGCACTGATCCAGATGCACCACTATCCCTGTGCTTTCTTAATTCTTCATAGAAGTGTAGGTCGTTAAGAATACGAACTACATCCTTTACACTATCGCATTTATATGTGTATGCTTTTACTGCCCAGCCATGCCATTCGTTATGGTGGGTTATCGGTTTTACATGTGGGGTATTTTTATCCCAAGTTCTTATACCGAATAGATTATTAGCTTCCTTTGCCAATCTACTCTTACCATACCCACTTTCCAGTATGGCTTGTGCTATAATTAACTCCCTTGGGAAGTGACGAGATTCAGGTTGTTTATGATAAATGTTATCAATACACCTGTGCATTGAGTTTATGAATGCACTTCTAGTCGAGGTATCAAAAGTATCTACCTGTGGTGCATATATCTGGGCAGCAGTAGCTGATATCCCTATGACACCAAAGACTATCATTATTAAGAGTGGCTTTAGTCTAAACATAAGTCCTCCTTTCGTGACAGGTTATATTTATTAAACGAGGATATGCACCTGTTTAATTAAGGATACTAATTCTCTAATTCGCTGTATATCTGGGTGTTTGTCATTTAGATATACACCCATAGCGATAGAGACAGCAGTCCTAACATCACCCTCAAAAGCAAAGTCACCATTTTTTACTGTATCAAGTCTATCATCCATTGGACCATA